TCCCTTACTGATTATTTAAGGGAAAATTCTGAATTTACTGATTATGATTTTGAAGGATCTAATCTTTCTAACATAATTGATGTATTAGCATACAATACCTACATCTCCTCATACAACGCTAACATGATTAGTAATGAGGTTTTCTTAGATAGTGCTACTTTGAGAGAAAATGTAGTAGCATTAGCAAGAAATATTGGTTATACACCTAGATCAAGGACTTCGTCGAAAGCAATAATTTCATTTTTTGTAAATACAACTGGATTTACTACTAAACCTGTCACTCTAACCCTTAAAAAAGGCATTGTAACTACTTCTGCATCAGTGTTTGGGTCAGAAAGTTACTCTTTTTGCATTCCAAGTGATATAACAGTGCCTGTAGTTGATGGAATTGCTACTTTTAGCAACGTTACAATATATGAAGGCACATTTTTAACCTCAAATTTCACTGTTTCATCAGAAACACCTGCTCCACCATCAAGATATACCTTAGAAAATCCACATATTGACACTTCTACCTTAGAAGTGATTGTAAGAGAGACTCAATCTAACACTTCTTCTAAAAAATACGTATTTTCTGACACTTTAATAGAAGTTACCTCCTCTTCTAGGGTTTATTTTCTTCAAGAAGTTCAAGATCAGAGATATGAGATGATTTTTGGTGATGGAGTCTTTGGAGAAAAGTTAAAATCACTCAATTATATCGAAGTTTCTTATATTACTAGTAGTGGATCTGCAGCAAATGGAGTTTCTTCCTTTTCTTTCAATGGAAGAATAGTAGATAACAATAATAACCTTGTAAGTACAGGAATTTCACTCCTTTCTACTGTAAATGAGTCTGTAGGTGGTAAAGAAATTGAATCTGTTGACTCAATTAAGCGTTTTGCACCTAAAATTTACTCAACATTTAATAGAGCAGTTACAGCAGGTGATTATGAAGCACTAATTCCTAAAATTTACCCAGAAACTGAGTCTGTTTCAGTTTTTGGAGGTGAAGAATTGAATCCTCCAAAATATGGAAAGGTTTTTATCACTATAAAACCATTTTATGGTCCTTATGTACCAGAATCTATTAAAACTAACCTTAATACCACTTTAAGAAAATATTCTGTTGCAGGAATTGTGACTGAAATCTTAGATCTTAAGTATTTGTATATTGAAGCTCATATTAATGCTTATTACAACCCTAGTTTAGCAGCAAATTCAGATGCTGTAAAAGCAGTAATTTCTAATAATGTTACTACCTATGCAGATTCTGCTGAAATGAATAAATATGGAGCAAAATTTAAATATAGTAAATTTCAAACAGTTGTAGATAATAGTAATGATTCTATAACTTCAAATATCACTAAAATAGAAATAAGAAGGGATTTAAAACCATTATTAAATCAAAATGCAGAATATGAACTTTGTTTTGGTAATTCATTTTATATAAAGGATAATAATGGGTATAATATTAAGTCATCAGGGTTTAATGTTTCTGGAGTAGCAGATACTGTTTACATGAGTGATGTTCCTGATGAAGATGGTTTAAATGGAACTTTATTCTTATTTACATTAGAAGGTAGGACTAATGCTAGAGTTATTTCTACTAATGTAGGAACTGTTGATTATGAAAGAGCTGAAATATTAATGAAACCCATTACTATTACTTCAACATCTAAACAAGTTCAAAATATACCAATAATAGAAATTTCAGCATGTCCTAAGTCTAATGATGTTATTGGATTGCAAGATTTATATCTACAATTAGATATTAATAATAGTACCATAGATATGGTTGCTGATAATGTAAGTTCTGGGGATAATACATCGGGTACTCTTTATACAGCAACTTCTAGTTATATGGTTGGTGATGTTGCTAGATTAACTGTAGAAGAGAAAGAAAATACTACCCTTCTTTCCTCAGATACATATGTAGTAGGATCTTCTAATACACCACAGGCCGCTCCTCAATACTAATATCAATGCCAGAAAATAAAAGGGTCAAAATTAGCTCAGTTGTTAAGAATCAACTGCCAGATTTTATTAAAGCGGATTTTCCTCTTGCTGGTGAATTTTTAGCACAATATTATACTGCATTAGAGGGTCAAGGGTCTACATTAGACGTAATACAGAATATTGACAAATATATTAAAATTGATGAGTTAACAGACCTTATAGATTCTACATCTCTCTCCACTAACGTGGGAATTGCTGATAATACTATAAGTGTAGATTCTACCACTGGATTTCCTGATACTTATGGATTGCTTGAGATAAATTCTGAAATTGTCACATATACTGGAATTACTACTAATTCATTTACTGGATGTTCTAGAGGATTTAGTGGAATTACTTCATATAGAAATCCTGGTGCTTCAGATGAGCTTCTTTTTTCTCAATCTGGAATTTCTACTCATTCTTCAGGAACAGTAGTTAATAATTTAAGTATTAGGTTTCTTAAAGAATTTTTTAAAAAGGTAAAAAAACAAATTACGCCAGGATTTGAAGAAAGAGAATTAACTAGTGATATTAATGAAAGATTATTTGTTAAACAATCTAAAGATTTTTATTCATCTAAAGGTACAAACCAATCCTTTGAGATTCTCTTCAGAGCACTCTACGGAAAGGACGTAGAGGTCATTAAACCTCGTGATTATCTTTTTATACCTTCTGATGCTAATTATAAGATTTCTAAGAAATTGGTAGTACAACCTATTGACGGAGATCCTATGGATCTTATTAATAGGAACTTATTTCAAGATGATGTTTATGGATTTGAAAAAGCTAATGGTGCTATTAGTGATGTAGAGAAGATCTTAAGAGGAAATGAATCTTATTATAGATTAAGTTTAGACTATGATCGCAATTTGGACAGACTAAGTGGGAATTTTTCTATACATCCTACTACTAAATTAGTAAGTGGCGTTTCTATTGGAGCTACTGTTTTAACTGTTGATTCTACAGTAGGATTTGGTACTACAGGAACTTTGATAGCAAATTATTCAGATGGTACATTTAATTCTATAAAATATACTTCAAGATCTTTAACCCAATTTTATGGGTGTTCTGGAATAGATAAAAATATTAGTCCAACACAAGATTTAAGATTGGATGCATTTGCTTATGGTTATTCTGGGTTAGGAACTGCAAATGTAGTAAAACTTAGAGTTACTGGAGTATTGGAAGATATAAATCTAGAATTTGATAGTACTTATTATAGTGAAGAAGGAAGTGTTATTGAACCTAAAGGTTTAGGGTTAATATCTAAAAGTGAAATAACAAAGAATTTATTTATTAATATTTCTGCTACTTATAATGTAGAATCTATTGAATTAATTGACTCTTCAAACTTTACATATAAATTAAATCTTTTCGATAATCATAATTTCATTTCTGGTGATGATGCTCTTATTAATGATATATCATGTTCTATTATTTCTCTTGTTAGTTCTAAAGAAGTTCTAATTAAAGGATCTGGAGAATTAAATCCTAATGTAAATTTTAAAATTCAAAGATTATTATCTAAAGCTAATTTAAGTAATTATCCAGAAGCAAATATTTATACTACAAATGTTCAAAATTCTTACTTAACTCCAGAAATTGATGGAAATGATGTATATATTGCTTCTCCTTCAATACCTAGTTATTTTAACGATGCTTTAGATATTAGAAAAACTGAACTTATCTTTTCTGGTTCTTTTGAAGAAGATGATGAGATATCTATTCCTAATCACGGTTTAATAACTGGAGAAAAAGTAATATATGTTCCTGGTGAGGGGGATAATAAATTAGATATTAATAGTGGGGAATATTTTGTTAAAAAAATAGATATTGACACTATAAAGATTTATAGAAGTAGTGCAAATATTAATAGTGGTAATAATCTTTCTTTTTCTGGTTCTATTAGTAATAATAAATTTGAAATTTCTGAATTTTCTAAAAAATCATTAAATTCTCAAAAATTGATAAGAAAGATTCAAGATCCTATTTCATCACTTTCAAATCCACCAACTCCTATAGGAAAAACTGGTATTTTGGTTAATGGTGTTGAAATATTAAATTATAAGTCTAATGATACTGTTTATTATGGGCCAATTGAAAGTATTTCAGTTACTAATGGAGGTGATAATTATGATGTAATAAATCCTCCACTTTTATCAATAACTGATAGTGTTGGTCTTGGAGTATCTGCATATTGTGAAGTACAAGGTGCTGTAGAAAAAATTGATGTTTTAGATGAAGGATTTGATTATCTTTCTACTCCTACTTTAAAAATAAGTGGAGGAAATGGTTCTGGTTGTATTGCATATGCAAATTTAATTCAAAAAGATCATTCTTTAACATTTGATTCTACTGAAATCGGAGGATATGTTAATCTTACAAATAATACAATAGGATTCTCTACATACCATAAATTTAGAGATGCTGAGCTTGTAACTTATATTACAGATACTCAGACAGGAATTGCTGGACTTTCTACTAGTTCTTCTTATTTTTGTTCTGTTAAAGATGCAACTACAGTTTCGTTGCATAGCAATTATCAAGATGCTATTTCTGGAGTTTCTAGTATTGGACTTACTGGGTATGGAGCAGGTATTCAAGAATTAAAATGCGCAAATAAGAAAAGAGTAATTAGTTCTATTAGTATAGGAAGTTCTGGTTCTGGTTATACTAATAGATTAACTTCGGTTACATCCTCTGGAATTAATACTTCCAATAATATTATTAATATACCTAATCATGGATATAAGACTGGAGAATTGATTAGATATGATAATAGGACTACTCCTATTAGTGGACTTACTACATTAACAAATTATTATGTTACTGCAGTAAATAGTGGTTCGTTTAAATTATCTGCTGTTGGGGTAGGGTCTACTCCAGCTAATTTCTTTGTAAAAAATAAGGAATATGTTCAATTATTCACTGGAGGGTCTGGAATTAATGAATTCAATTACCCACCCATTACAGCCTCAATAACTGGTCATATAGGAGTATCTACGTTCTCTGGTCAAAACTTTAATGCTTCTTTAAGACCTGTTGTAAGAGGACCTATCAAGTCGGTATATATTGCTAACGGTGGAGTTGGATATGGATCTTCCGATATAATCAATTATAATAGACAAACAACCTTTAATCCTAAGAGTGGTAAGAATGCTCAATTAATTCCAGTAATAAGTGTTGATGGTAAATTGACAGAAGTTATAGTATTGAATGCTGGAAGTGAATACAATTCTCCTCCAGAATTAAAATTAGTAGGAACTGGTCAAGGAACTAATATTATTCCTATTTTAAAAGGAGGGTCAATAGATTCAGTCAAAATTGTTAATAGTGGTGTAGGTCACACTTCAACAGATGCTTCTATTACAGTAACATCTAATGGTGATGGATCTAAGTTTTATTCAAATCCCAAAACATGGTCTATTAATAATGTAGAAAGATTAATTCAAAATAGACAGATTACTACTGATGATGGAATTATTAGTATTGGATTAAATGAAGATTTTGGTCTTCAATATTCTCATTTATATGCTCCTAGAAAATTAAGACAAAATACTTATATTAAGAAAACTGTAGGTGATAAAGAAGTATTTGTTCCAGATCTTTCTCTTGAAAATGATATTGAACAAGTATCTGTTACTCATTCCCCTATTATTGGATGGTCTTATGATGGATGTCCAATTTATGGTCCTTATGGATACACAAATGCTTCTGGCGGACCAATCAAAATTTTAGAATCTGGATATTCTCCTTCCATATCTAGTGATAGACCCAATCCTCTTACAGTCAATGAAGAACAAGTATATGTAGAAGGATTTTTTGTTGAAGATTATTCATATTCAGAAGATAAAGATTTAGATGAGCATAATGGAAGGTTCTGCAAGACACCAGAATTTCCAAATGGAGTTTATGCATATTTTGCTTTAATTAATCCAACTATAAATGATGATGAAGGTGCATTTAAAAATTATAGAAGACCACAATTCCCATATTTTATAGGTAATTCTTTTAAACATCAATCTATAGACTATAACTTTGATTACAAATCTAATCAAGATTTAGTAGATTTAAATGACACTAATTTAGTCAGAAACACTACTCCTTATAATTTCCTTCTTAATAATTCAAGTTATGATTTTTTAATAAACTCTAGTAATGTATATAAGCAGAAAACATATGTTGATTCTGTTACTAGTGGAGGTATAGACGTTGTTGGAATTAATACTGGAGGACTTGATTATAAAGTTGGAGATGAAGTAGTCTTTGAAGATTATGGTTCTAGTGGATATAGTTCTAAAGCTTCAGTTAGCTTTATTGAAGGTAAAACTGTAAATCAAGTTAGTATTGCTTATACTGAACATTCTAATGTTGAATTTGTTCTTGGTGATTATTCTGGTCAGTTTGTTGGTTATACAACAAATCCTCATAATTTGTATGTAGAGGACTCTGTATCTATTTCTGGATTAAGTACTTCTGGGATACCAAATAATTTTATATCCAATATTGGAGTAACTACTAATAGGTTTAAATTGGATAGTGCATTAAGTGCTTCCTCTTCTACTGGTATTGCTACTTATCTTAATTTAACTGGATATGTAAGATATCCATATTTAATAGAAAATGATATTTTGAGTATAGGTAGTGAAAAAGTAAAGGTATTGAATGTAGATAATGATTTGTCTAGAATTAGAGTATTAAGAGCACATGATTCCACTACAGGAAGTGCTCACACTGCAAATAGTTTAGTTTCTCAAAATCCAAGAATATTAACTTTTGATGCTGCATCTAACGTGCAAAATTCAAATTTAAGATTAAATAGAGAGTTGTATTTCAATCCTTCTGAATCAATTGGATTGGGAACTATTTCTGGTGTTGGAATAGGATCAACTCTTTCATTTTCAAATCCAGGTACTGGAATAAGTGAAATATTCATTTCTACAAAATCTCTTTATTTTAAAGATCATGGATTAGTTACTGGTGATTTATTAACTTATAGTACAAATACTGGAGCAGGAATATCAGTTTCAACTGATGGTATAGATGGGTTTGCTCTTACTCATGGACAAACAGTATATGCTGCAAAATTAACAGATGATTTAATTGGTATTGCTACAGCAAGAGTTGGATTGGGTGCTACTGGTGAGTTTGTGGGAATTAATAGTACCACTACAACATCTACTTTATATTTTATTGGTGTAGGAACTAATACTTATCATAGTCTTAAAACGAATTACAGTGATGTATTAACAGGTTCTATAAGTAGAACTGAAGTAACTGTATCTACAGCTTCCACTCACGGTCTTATAGCTGAGGATAAAGTTGATTTATTAGTTCAACCAGGAATAACCACTACTATAAAAGTATCTTATGATGATTATTATAGAAGATTAATAATTGATTCTAGATCATTTGTTGCGGCAAATGTTAATATTGCTAATGATAGTATTACTATTGCAAGACACGGTTATACTAATGGTCAAAAAATTATTCATACTGCAGATACTCCTTCTGGCGGATTATTAGATAATAAAATTTATTATGTATATGTGGTAGATGAAAATACTATTAAATTATCTAATACTTATTATGATGCTATAAATGTAAATCCTAAAGTAATTAATATTACAAGTACTTCTACGGGTACTATTTCTCCCATCAACCCTCCAATATCTTTGGAGAAGAATTTAAAGATATATTTTGATTTATCTGATTCTTCATTAGCATTTATTGATGGTGGTGTTTCTTATAGTGCATTTGAATTTAATCTTTACAGTGATCCTAATCTTAATAATGCTTTTGTTACTTCTGGAGAAACTGATGATTTTAATGTGGTTAGAAGTGGAAGAGTGGGTATAGATGCAAATGCTAATCTTACAGTTAAGAATGTAGATGAAATTGGAGAAACATTATATTATAATTTAACTCCTATAAATGAAACTTTAAATTTAGCGGTTAAGAATGAAATTATTAGGGATACTGATAATATTGTAAACTCTAATTCTGCATTTTTATTAGATAATCCACTTACAGGAGAACATACTTTAGTAGGAGTTGGTTCTACTACATTCTCCTTTGTATCTGCTACTTCTCCTCAAAAATTAGAATATACATCTGCTGATGGAGTATTTTCTTATATAACAAATTCTAGAGGTGTTGAAGGTCCAATAAACAATATTAAGGTTGAAAGTGAAGGATTTCAATATAAAACCTTACCAGGAATTAGTACTATAATAACAACTAAAGGTAAGAATGCTATTTTAGAAACAGAAGGATTTAATATAGGTAGAATAAGTAAAACTACTATTCAAGATATTGGATTTGATTATTCTGTAGATAGAACTCTTAGACCAGAAGCTAATATTCCTCAATTAATTAAATTAGATTTACTTACTTCTCTTGATACTATAGGAATTACTTCTGTAGGTAAAAATTATCTAGAATCTCCTGGTTTGGTTCTTTTGGATGGATTAACTAATAAGGTAGTTAATGATGTAGAATTAGATTATGAATTGGGAGATACTCATGTTAGCATTTTAAGAAATACTAAAACTTTGAATAATGTTACTCCTAAGATAATTCCTGATAGTAATTCTAGTGGATATACTATTAATAATATAGATTATGATAGTGGAAATAAAAATGTAACAATAACTATTGGAGCTAGTTTTAGTGATGCAGCAGATTATCCATTTGAAGTGGGTAAAAAGGTAATGATTGAAGGTGTAAGTGTTGGTGTTGGAAGTACAGGAATAGGTTATAATAGTCAAAATTATGATTATACTTTATTTGAAATTTTAGAAACTGATCCTAATATTGGAGGATCTTTAGGAACTGTAAGATACAGTTTATCTAATATTATTGGTGATGGAGAAATTCCAGGAACATTCCAATCTACTATTTCATCACCTAAGATTATAGCTGAAAAAGAATTTCCAATCTTTGATATTAAGTTAAAAGTTGACGAATTTGAAAAAGGAGAAGATGTAATTTCTGGTTCTAAGAGAGGAAAGATACAATCTTGGAATAATTTTTATGGATATCTTAGAGTCTCATCTACTCAAGATTTTGAGGTAGGAGACTTTTTCATAGGAGAATCTTCTGGTACTAGGGGAACTATAACTGAAGTTATAGTGGATAATTCTTTATATGATATTGGATCTTCTTCTATAGTGAAAGAAGGATTTCAAAAAAATACTGGATTCTTAAACAATGATTTACAAAGAGTTATTGATAGTGATTATTATCAGTATTTCTCATATTCTCTTAAATCTGAAGTGCAATATGAAACATGGAAAGAATCAGTATCTACCTTAAATCATACAGCAGGATTTAAGAAATTTAGTGATTTAATTGTTAGTAGTGTAGAAAATATTGGTATTAGTTCTGTTCAAGATGAAACTAAATTTGATATAATAAATGACTTAATATCCGTAATGGATATGAACACTGTATTTGATTTTGATCTTGTTAGAGAAAAAACTTTAACAATAGGTTCTGATATTATTTCAGATGAATTAGTTTTTGATACTAAAATTCTTGCAGATTATAATGAGTCTATAGGTAATAGGGTATTGACAGTTGATGATATTAGTGGAGATTTTAATAATAATGCTAGAACAGATGCGTATATGTCTGTTGATAGTTTTACATTATCAAGTGTAAGGTATAGAAAATATCTTACATTTATTAGGGATAAGAGATTCACTAAAGAGAGGCAGATACTATTAGTTTCTGCTCTTCATGATGATTCTGGTAATATCTTCTTAAACCAGTATGGTAGAGTTGAGACCAACACTGACCTTGGTGAATTTGGTGGGGATTTAGGTTCCTATGATATGGATATTGCTGGTGATGATGGAAGACTTTTATTTTATCCTAAGAAATTTAAGTATAATAATTATGATGTTTCTAATGTAGCATTTAATATTTCTGAAAGTGTTGCTGGTGTAGGATCTACAGGATTGGGTGGAATTGTTAATATTGTAAGTAGCACAGCAACTATACCTTTAGGAATTACTACCCAACACAATATAGTCTCTTTTGCTACCACTTATAGAGGGTCTAAGATATTAGTAGCATATGCTGCTAGTGATTCTTCATATTGGGAGAATGATGAGATAACTTTGATTCATGATGGAACTAATGTTGATTTAGTGGAATATGGTCAATTAACTACTGGTAATGTTGGAAGTGCATCTGGAGAACCTGGACTTGGTACTTATAGTGCATATATTGCTGGAGGTAGAGTTAATTTAGATCTTCATCCTACAGTATCTACTGCAAGCACATATGTTGCCAATACTCTCCATGTTGATTTTGGAAATGCTTCATCTGCTGGAGTTGGTACTACATCATTAAATACTACCAATTTAGATTCTAGATATACTTCTATATCTTCTAGTGGTTCCCCATCTGCTACTACTATAGCACAGTATGAATCTGAGACATTTAATGGTGCATATTATGTTGTATGCATAGAAGATACTACTAATAGTCATTATCAAATATCAGAAGTCATTGTAGTAGATGATGGTACTACTTCTTACTTTACAGAGTATGCTATTAACCAAACTGTAACAAACTTAGGTGATTTTAATGCTGCTATCTCAGGAGATTATACTACCCTAACATTTAAACCTATAGCAAGTGCTAATGTTCAGGTTAGGGTATTCCAAGCTGCTTTAAGACTAGTTGATGAAGCAAACGAGAATACTGAAATAGATTTAACTAATGCTACTATAGATACTGGATTTGGTGCTTATACTGCTACTGAGACTGATGTTAAGAGAGCATTTGAACTTAAGCATAGACAACTACCAATCTTTAAGAGAAACTTTGTAGGAAGTGCTACTACCGCAGTTAGTTTGACTGAAGATACTATTAGTATACCAGATCATTACTTTGTTACTGGAGAAGAGTTATCTTACAGATACACTGGTTCTGGTACTACTTCTGCTATTGAAATTACCTCACAATCTATACCTGGGTATGGTACTACTGATAAGATGCCTTCTACAGTCTATGCTGTTAAAGTAGATGATACTACTCTTAGACTTGCCACTTCTGCTGAGAATGCATTAAAGACTACTCCTACTTATCTTGATATTACTGCTGTAGGTGTTGGAACTTCTCATTCCTTTACTTCTAAGAAGCAAAACTCAAGGTGTATCTTAAGTATTGATAATATTGTTCAATCACCAATAGTTTCTACTGCTGTAACCACTACTATTACTGCTGACGTATCTGCTACTACAGATAAGATCAAATTATCAGGAATAACATCTATTACTGGTGGTGATATGTTGAAGATTGGTAATGAGATTATGAAGGTAGATTCTGTTGGATTGGGTGCTACCAATGTTTTACTTGTTACTAGACCTTGGATGGGTACACAATCAGGAGTTCATAGTGATGGGACTCTAATTACTAAGGTAGAAGGAAATTATAATATTGTTGATAGTACTGTTAACTTCTTTACTGCTCCTGTTGGATTAGTTCCACTTTCAACTACTACTAACGAACCAGATGAAAGGGATTGGGTTGGGATTGCTACTCATTCATCATTTAATGGCAGATCCTTTATGAGATCTGGTATTACTGGTAGTTCTGATGAACCTTATGCTGGTAACTATATCTTTGATGATATTTCTTCTAATTTCACTGGATTGACTACTCAGTTTACTCTTCAATCTGAGGGAAGTAATATTGCAGGATTCTCTACAAATAATGCTCTCATATTAGTTAATCAAATACCTCAAGGACCACAAAGATATACTGGAGGAGTTCATGTTTCAGGAGATTATACTCTTATTGAAGGTGCTACAGGAATTACTAGTGTGCAATTTACAGGATCTATATCCTCAGTAACTTCAGATCCTAATAGTTCTAATGTACCTCTTGGTGGTGTTATTGTTTCTGTTGGGTCTACAGAAGGTTTAGGGTATCAACCATTGGTTGCTGCAGGTGGTACTGTTGTTGTTTCTGGATTGGGCACTATCAGTTCTGTAAGCATAGGAAATAGTGGTTCTGGATACAGATCTGGTATTCAAACAGTTGTTAATGTAGGTGTTCAAACATTAAGTACAGGAGCTCCTAATATTGAATTTATTGGTACTGCTGCTATAAGTGGTGGTAATATTGTAAGTATTGCCATTACTAATCCTGGTACTGGTTATACATCAACTAATCCTCCATCAGTTGTAATAGATGAACCATTATCTTATGATAATATGCCATTATTCTATTCTTCAAATCAATCTGGAGTAGGATCAGAAGCAAGAGCTAATGTAGTAGTTGGTTTAGGTGGTAGTGTAATTGATTTTGAAATTACTAATCAGGGATATGGTTATGGTGAAACTCAGAAGTTAACTATAGGGGTTGGTGGTACTGTAGGTATTCCAACTGCAGGTGCTACTGAGTTTAGAGAATTCCAACTTACAGTTAATGAGACTGTAAGTGATAGTTTTGCTGGATGGACAGTTGGAGATTTCCAAGTTCTTGATCCATTAGATTCTCTATTTGATGGAAAGACAATATCTTTTGCATTGAATTTAAATGGTGTACAGCAAACTATTCAATCTAAACCAGGATCAAATATAGATGTTGAAGTTCTTATATTAGTATTCATTAATGATATTCTTCAAAGTCCTGGAGATGGTTATGAATTTAAAGGTGGTAGTTTTATAACATTTAAAGAAGCTCCAAAATCAGGAGATACTTCTAAGATTCTTTTCTATAGAGGAACTGGTTCTGTTGATGTTGCTACTGTTGATATATTAGAAACAGTTAAAAAAGGAGATGAATTAAAATTATACGATCAATCTATTGATTTAGAAGAGAATAAGAGAACAGTGACTATTGTTAATTCTTCTGATAGTGTTAATACAAATCTTTATCCTGGTCCTGGGATTACTACTAATGAAAGTTTCCAAAGATCTGTTAATTGGTCTAGGCAAACTGAAGATAAATTTATTGATGGTGCTGCAGTTACTAAAGATAGACCTCATTACGAACCATTAATTTATCCTAATACTAATATTATTCAATCTGTAGGTGTAGGATCTACCGTAATATTTGTTTCTAATATTAGAACATTCTTTGATAGTTCTAAGGAAAATTACACTGGACAAACTGATATTAGAATCATATCTCAAGATAGTTTAGTTGGGGCATCTGCTACTGCTTTTGTTTCTGCTGCTGGAACTGTAACTTCATTTGATATTACCAATCCTGGTTTTGGATATACTATAGCACCTACAGTTTCTATTACTACACCCGTAGGATATACTACTTCTCAAGGTGCTAGAGCAACTGCTACTATAAGTGGAGTTGGAACTGTTAATGCTATTACAGTTTCTTATGGAGGAACTAGCACAGGATTTGCTTATACTAACACTGCTTCTCCAGCAGTTCTAATAGGAGAACCTAAATCAATCACTTCAATAGAAACTATTAATGATGTATCTTTATCTGGTGATTTTGGAATCATATCTGGTATTTCTACAACATCTGTTGGTGTTGCATCTACTGGTATTGTCTTTGATTTACTTCTTCCAAAAGAATCATTATTTAGAGATGCTTCTATTGTAGGAAGTGCATTAACAGTAAGTGGAATTTCAACTGGATATTATTTCACAGTCTTTAATTCTAATGTGGGTGCTTCAGTTACTTCTTTATATCAGAATGGAACTGTGGTTGGTATAGGAACATCCTTCTTAGATAATGTATATGAAGTTGCAAATGTTTCTATTGCTCAAACTATGGGTATAGGAATTGGGTTGACTTATGTTGCACAAGTAACAGTAAGTGTTCAAGATTATAATGGTTTAACTGGACTTGGGTATAGTGAATTCTTTGGTCAATATAGTTGGGGAAGGATTGCTACTGCTCCTAGAGGAAAAGCAAGGGTATTTACATCTTATGCAGGTAATTCTGATGGATTATCAGGAATAACTAGTTCTCCAATAGTTGAAAGAGTTAATCCGTTAAGATACTTAAATTATAATTCATAAATAACTAAAAAATAAGTAAAAATGTCCGCCATTATAACTGATCAACTTAGAATATTGAACGCGAAGAATTTTGTTTCTGCTGCAACTTCTTCTGTAAATTCATATTATTCTTTTGTTGGTTTACCTAATGCAAGCAATTATTCTTCTACTTGGGATGCTAACCCTCCTGCTCCTAAAGATAGTTTTGACCAAGAAGATGATTATTGGGATACTATGATTGCACTGAAGAAGATTACTACTTCTGATGTGCGTAGAGTTGTTAGTAAGAATACTTGGACTTCTGGAATAACTTATGATATGTATAGAGGAGATATTAGCAGAACAAATACAGCAAAACCTTCAGGAGCAACTAATCTATATGCCTCAAAATATTTTGTAGTGAATGAAGATTATAAGGTTTATATTTGTCTTCAGAACGGAACAGATCCCGAAAACACTACAGGAAGACCTTCTCTAGATCAACCAACTTTTACGGATCTTGAACCTAAAACTGCAGGTGACAGTGGTGATGGATACATTTGGAAATATCTTTTTACTATTAAACCAAGTGATATTTCTAAATTTGATTCTACTAATTTTATGCCTGTTCCTACTGAATGGGAAACAAGCTCAGATAATGCTTCTGTAAGAGATAATGCATCGACTAGTGGACAATTAAAAATTGCTACTATTATTAATAGGGGAGCTGGTATAGGAACTGCTAACAGAACTTATACTGGAGTTCCAATTGGTGGTGATGGATCTGGAGCAGAAGCAACTATAGTTATTAATAATGATGCTAAAGTAGAATCTATTAATATTGCAAAAGGTGGATCTGGATATACTTATGGAACTATAGATTTAGTTGCTGGTGGAGTTCCTGTGGGAACCACTACTCCAGTTTTTAATGTAATTATTCCTCCTCAAGGAGGTCATGGTGAAGATATCTATAGAGAATTAGGAGCAACTAATGTTTTAGTTTATTCTAAAATTGAAAATGATTCAGAAAATCCTGATTTTATTACAGGAAACCAAATTGCTAGAATTGGGATAGTAGAAAATCCTCAAGCTTTCGAATCAACTTCTAATTTAAATATTTCTAAAGCTAGCTCTTTATATGGATTAAAGTTAATAGGAGCAGGTTATACTACTGCTACTTTTGATTTGGATGGTCAAGTTACTCAAACTGTAGGAGTAGGTTCTACTGCTGTAGGAAGAGTGGTTTCTTACGACCAAACAACTGGTGTTTTAAAGTATTGGCAAGATAAAAGTTTAGTTGGATTTAATACTGATGGATCTTTAAAAACAGATCCAAAATATGGTTATTCTTTGCATGGATTTACTGCAAATCCAGATACTGGAGGAAATGTTAATATTACTAGTAATGAGGGAACTTTAGGGATAGATACTAATTTTGGAACACTAGGAAGTCCTGGTATAAGTACCATAATAAATAATAGAACATATTACCTTGGTCAGAGTTTTACTCAAGGAGTTTCAAATCCTGAAGTTAAGAAGTACTCTGGAAATATAATTTATGTTGATAACAGACCTTCTATTACTAGGTCTGCTAACCAAAGAGAAGATA